TAAAGAAAAAATTTAATACATTTAAAAAATGAACGGATTATTAGCATTAATTATTACAAAACATTTAATCAGTTTTGTTGCTGGTGCAATAGTTACATATTTTTTTTATAATGAGTAAGAAAAGAACTTTAAATGAATACAGACAAACAAAGGACTCGTATTATATTAATCATGATACTCCTGTTGAGTATAGTATTAATTTATTGTGTAGGATATATCCTAATGATTCTGAACTTGGAGCAATAATTAGAAAACATTTTCAAAAACTATGAGTTTAAACGCAAATCAAAAAGGTAAAAGATTCGAGCTTAAAATAGCAAAAGATTTAGCTAAGAAGTTTGACACCAATATAAGAAGAACACCCAACAGTGGAGGCTTAAGCATTAAAGGTGATATAATGACAACCAGCGGTATATTAAGCGAGTATAGCTGGGAGTGTAAGAACCAAGAAAAGCTAAACATCTGGAAAGCATTAGAGCAAAGCAAAGGTGATGCAATAGGAACATTAAAAACACCTGTAGTTGTATTTACTAAAAACTTTGAAGATGATTACATTGCGTTAAAGTACGATGACTTTGTGAATATATTACTTGAGTTAGATGAATACCGAAGTAGATAGTATTTTAAAAATATTAGTAAGAGACGAGGCTATTTGGTTGAACATGGCTGAGGAGATTAGCAGCAACAGTAAAGTCCCAGCTAAAGATTTATTACATGACTTTTATATTGCTTTACATAGCAAGATAGATAACGGAAAAGTAAAAATTAATGATATTCTATATAACGATTCTTTAAATAAAGCGTTTATATATAAAATGATGCACAATTTATTTTTAGATGAATTACGAAAAAATAAAGATATTATAATTAACAATGAATTAAAGAACATAGTAGAAGCTGACAACGATAGCTATGTAGATGTAGAGAAAATGGTTGACGATATAGTAAATCAGTTTTATTGGTTTGATAGAAAGCTATTTAATTTATATAGAAAGAAATTCCACAGCATTAGAAAACTATCTGCAGCAACAAATATCTCTCATGTTGTAGTATGGAGAACAATAAACAATTGTATTAAAGAAATAAAAAAAAAGATTAATGAATAGCAAAGGTTTAGGCGATAGCATAGAAAAAGTCACAAAGGCTACAGGAATAAAGAAAGCTACTGACTGGATATTTGACAAGTTAGGTAAAGACTGCGGATGTGATGCAAGAAAAGAAAAGCTTAATAAAATGTTTCCTTATAAAGTAGAATGCCTTAACGAAGAAGAATACATGTATTTAAAAGGATTCTTTAGTATTAATAAAAACGTAGTTAACAATCCAGAACAAAAAGAACTATTAAAAATACACAATAGAGTATTTAAAACAAATCGTAAAACATCCAGCTGCGGTTCTTGTGTTAAAGGTTTAGTAGATACCATGAAAAGATTATATAACGAATATGAATACGAAAGAGAAAGCAAAAGCAATTGAAAGAAAGCTATTAATGTTTTTAAAAAAATACAGAACAAATACAGAACAGAAAAATGAGCAAAGAAGATTTAATACCATTCAAAAAAGGACAGAGCGGTAATCCTAATGGTAGGCCAAAAGGCTCAAAGAATAGAAGCACAATTCTAAAAGAAATAGCAGAGCTAAGAACAAAAGGAATTCATCCTGTTACTGGTGAAGAAGTTTGGATGACTAATGAGTATAGAATGGCTATGGCTGTTATAGAAAAGGTTATACAAAAAGGAGATGCGCAAGGATTAAACATGGTGTTAGATAGCATTTATGGAAAACAAAAAGACACTGTTGATTTAAATACTACAGAAGAAGTAAACCATGATTTCAGAAACATCATTTCAAGGATTAAAGCTCAATAAAAAATACTTAGTATTAGACGAATCTTTTGCAAGGTACTTTATTGTAACTGGTGGTCGTGGTTCTGGTAAATCATTTGCTGTCAACTCTGTACTATTACTACTAACCTATCAAGCTGGCCATACAATACTATTTACACGATTTACTTTAAGAGCTGCAAGTATTAGTATCATACCTGAATTTATAGAAAAGTTAGAACTGCTTGGAGTTATAAACCAGTTCAAAATAACAAAGGATGAAATAATTAATAAAGGCAACGGAAGCAAGATAATATTTAGAGGTATTAAAACCAGCTCAGGAGACCAGACAGCTAACCTTAAGTCATTGCAAGGGATTACTACTTGGGTAATGGATGAAGCAGAAGAACTTAATGACGAAGATATATTTGACAAAATAGATTTAAGTGTTCGTAATAAAATACAAGAGAATAGAGTAATACTAATATTGAATCCAACAACTAAAGAACATTTTATTTACAAGCGTTGGTTTGAAGATAGAGGAGTTGCTGCTGGTAGTAATATAACTAAAGAAGATACAACCTACATTCACACAACATATTTAGATAACTTAGACAACCTTTCAGAAAGCTATATTAAGCAGATTGAAACAATGAAGGTTAGAAGGCCAAACAGATACAAGCATACAATTGAAGGTGCTTGGCTGGATAAAGCTGAGGGTGTTATATTTACTGATTGGAGTATAGGAGAATTTAAACAAGTAGGTAAAGTTGTATTTGGTCAAGATTATGGTTTTAGTAATGACCCCTCAACATTAGTTAAAACGAGCATAGACAAAGAGAATAAAGTTATCTATATACAACTATGTTTCTACCAAACTAAATTAACCACAAGCGAGATACTACAACTAAATAAAAAGTTTGCAGCAGATAATTTAATAGTTGGTGATTCAGCAGAGCCAAGATTAATAACAGAACTTAGCAGAGATTGTAATGTAGTACCAGCAATTAAAGGTCAAGGTAGTATTACATTTGGTATTAGTTTATTACAAGATTATGATTTAGTAATAACTGAAGATAGCACAGAATTAATTAAAGAGTTAAATAACTATTGTTGGTTAGAAAAGAAAAGTCAAACACCAGTAGATAACTTTAACCATGCTATTGATGCTTTACGATATGCAGTTAGTTATCAATTACAGAATCCTAATTTAGGAGAATATCACATTTATTGAAGCCCTGCTTAAGCCCCCCTTAAGCATTTAGATAAGATAAGAAAAGATAAGATATATAAAAAAAAATAAAAAAAAGTTTAAAAAAGTTTTGTAGTTTATAAATATATTTATATATTAGCATTGTAATTAAGTTTACAAAAGTTCTTTAAATAATAGGAAATTTGTTTTTTGCGTAAGCAGAAGTTAAATTGCAAGTATAAAACGCTGAAAGATTGCGTTAATTATTGAGCTGATAATCGAACTAAATATTTAGGTTCATATCTACTGTAAGATGTAGAATGTTCAGATTAAGGCAATAGGTAATGCTTGGACAAGGGAGGGGAAAAAATATAACCTTAAAATCCTGAGTAAAACGAACCCATTTGAAGCTGGGGGGGGCAGATTGAACTGTATATATACAGATTGTTTCAATACCATGATAGCCTAATTACTGGAATCCTAACTATTTATTTAAAGAATATGTATATGCCCATATCTTAAGACGTTAAGTAACTGGGAGCTGACAAGCGTATGAACACAAACAAACAATAATAAAGAGCCACCGTAAAAAGTGGCTTTTTTTTATTATATTTGATTAAGCAAAAATTAAATTTGCGTTTTGGTTTAAATAGGTAGTCGGCAAAAGAGCGTTACCTATTTTTTTTATATTTGTATATAACGATTCACTAATTTAAACGTTTATATATAAATGAAGTTAACTATCAATATACCAGAAACTCTTAATGAAGTTACTTTAAAGCAGTACCAAAAGTGGTTAAAGATTGCTGAGGGTAAAGAGCTGGATTCATTCCTACAACAGAAGATGATTGAAATTTTTTGTAATATACCACTAAAGAATGTTCTACAAATAAAAGCAAGCGACATTAATAATATTACTGAAGAAATTACAAAGTTGTTTACTAATACACCTAAGTTTATAGATAGATTCGAAATGAATGGTAAAGAATTTGGATTTATACCTAAACTCGATGACATCAGCTTTGGTGAATATGTTGACTTAGATACCTACCTTGCTGACTGGGAGTCCATGCATAAAGCAATGGGTGTTTTATTTAGACCAATAACATTCAAAAAGAAAAAGCAATACTTGATAGAAGATTACGACAGTGCTGACAAGTACGATATGACAGAAGTCACTTTAGATGTTGCATTTGGTGCGCTTGTTTTTTTTTGGAATTTAAAGAGCGAATTACTGAAAACTACCCTGAATTATTTAGCAACTCAGGAGGAGGTCGAGCTACCTCAGCAAATGCGGGATTCGCTGCAAAATGGGGCTGGTATCAATCTATCTACGGACTTACTAACGGGAACATTCTTAAATACGATAGTATCACAAAATCAAAACTACACACCTGTTTAATGCACTTAGCATTTGAAAAGGATAAATATGAATTAGAGCAACAACTATTAAGAAACAAATAATGACAAAAGACGATATATTAGAAGAACTGACAGAACGTAATTTATTAATCGAGAATGAACATATTATTCTTGTAGATGGATTTGAAGAAGCATTTATTGGTATATCAGCAAACAAACCAGCTAAAGCGGTTTACGATTATTGGATATGTTTAGATTTATTAATCCAGAGGGAGGGAGTTGACTTTGACGAAGCGATTGACAGCTTAGATGAATTTATTGAACAAGACTTAGGAGAACACACTCCAACTTATATAAAATTAGTATGAACAGTTTTTACAACATAATAGACAAGATTAAAGAAGTAGTTGTAGCAGAACCATTTAACAATGAAATAACATTTGGTGATATTGCTGACATTGATTTAAAGAAACAAAGCTTATTTCCATTAGCTCATGTTATGGTTAATAATAGCACCATCAATAACAACT